GAGATCTTTTTGATCTCCCTTTCTTTATCTTGACTTAATTATATCACTATACTAAACGTTCGTCAAGTATTTTTATAAAAATAATTAAAAAAATTTCATTCTGGAACTAGTTTCAGAATATAATGAACGATTGTCGCGCGAAAAAGATCCTTGATTTTATCTTATTTATTGGGCTTTATCATAAATGGTCACGCGAAAATCACGCGAAATGCAATAAAAAAGCCCTCCCGAATTGGGAGGGTGTATCTTATATATGTTAGATTATAAAGTTGACGGCCAAGGGTCATCCGTAACATAAGAAATCAATGATACCCGTATATCGCCAATGTCTCTGTCAGTCGGTACCGGATCGGTGAATTGAAATCTTAAATGATTAGCGTCAGTAGCCGAGCCTACATACCATGTACCGTACGGAATACCGCTATCGTTAAAGATTTGTCCAATTAAAGAGAATGGCGCTCTAAAGCCATAAGGAATTGCCCCGTTACCTAAAATGAAGAACTTTCTGTCTCGGTCGCTTGGATGTGATGCATATCCCGGACCATTACGACGAATTGTTCCGAACCAACCCCATTGCAAGCCGTCAAAACGATATGTAACTTGGTTGTTAATGCGTCTGACGTGTACAGCAGAAGCCCCTAATGTTGAACTAGTCCGCAATTTTTGCCAACCAGTATCGCCAGTCAAAACTTCCCAGCCTTGATTGTCTGTTCTCGAACGTTTTATCCACTTAAGAGCGCCGTTTGTTACTGCCGTGTCAACGTAAGTCGTGCCGACTGGAGCAGTCACCTTTCCGTTAGGCATACCTGTTCCGTGGATTTCATATTCGTTTACTTGCCCGGCATTGCCAACGCTACGCTTCAACTCTTCCAAGTCGTTTTTCGAAGCAAGCAGGCTTGTGTCAATTGTTGGTACCTTGGATCTTGTGACAAACGGGTCGCCACCGTTTTGGAGTTTTGTGTCGATTAGAGCGTCCAGACCAAGTTCTAAATGCTTGTCTTTAATGTTGCTTGTCATTTGGCTTTGAAGCGTGGAATAGGTCGGGAATAGCTCATAAGCTTTACTTTCTTTCAAGTATTCAGCTTGTTTTGAAGTCAGCGCTTTAATATCCCGGCCAATCGCTTTTATAACTTCAATAATATTATTCATAGCCGTCACTCTTTCGCTGTGGTATAAGTTGCCACTAAATCAAGGTTTTCCAAGTCGGTGATTTTTTGGCCCAGTTCTGTCATTTTGGCAATAATCGCACTATTTGGAGTTTCCCCCGCATTGATTTTATCTACAATTTCTTTAATTGTATCTAACTCTTCTGGAACGCCTTCCCCTAAAATAGCGGTTTTAACGCCCTGAATAGCCGTGTCTAGTTGTTGCTGTGTGATTCCACCTTGACCGACTTCAGATTTTTCTGCTTTATTGGCCAAATCGCGTTTAATTTCCTTGATGTCGGTCCCGACTGCTTGGGCGAATTTTGTTAATTTCTCTGTGTTTAAACTCATTATATCTCCTTCTTAAATTTTGGCTAGGTTGTAAAGATCAACCAATTCCGGGAAGTTATCCTTTTCGCTTTCTTTTTCAAGTCCTTCAACTTGCTCGCTAGTGTATTCCTCGACTGATTGGATAACGTCAACCTTGGCGCTTCTATCGCTCGGAAAGACATAGTTACCAGCTTCAATTTCAATGTGATAAATTCCGACTGGTAAGACTTTACTGATTTTAAAACTAACCTTGGAATTTTCTACAAGGGATTCAATTTCAATTTTCCCTTTGCTATTTCCAAGTCTAACTTTTGCGGTTTGGCCATCTAAACTAGTGATCTTCTTGTTATCGTAATCTAAAAGCTCAAACTCAAAAAGAGAAGAGAAGTCACCCTGTTTAATGACTTCCCCGCCCTTTGTTTGGTTTAAATTTGTTGAATTGAATCCAATCATTCAAGCATACCCCATAAATCAGTACGGTTGCCGGCTTCATCCACTGGACCAATCGCCATATAATTCCGGTTCCCAGATTCTCCCACGTAAGAGATCCAGCGGAATCCGGCATTAGTACCCTTAGAATCGTAGTGAACCTTCTCACCTGGTTGGTAAGTTGCCACGATTTCGCCGGTTAAATCCGGATAACGGCGGACGTTGATAGGGCTATCTCCCACGGTGAAAGTAGCGTCTTCAGGGAAGAATGGAACTTCATGGTTCGCCATAACTTCCGTAACGATTTCTTTCAATTCTTCTTTTTCTAACGGTTCGCCCTTCGGACGGAAAGCGGTAGGATAGAGCGCACTATATGGATAGATAGCTAAATCAAAACTAGCGCCCCCGTTCGGCCCAGGTTCACCGGCTTGGTTTTGTCCAAGGAACCAACCTTGTGAGCCGTCAATATCTCCTACGAAAATAGCGACGTGTGAAACCGGCGTGACTGCTGTTTCCATAAAAACAGCTACTTCCCCGCCTTGTATGATTTCAACTTCGTCAAAAAAATCCAAGATACCGTTATAATGACGCTGTTCCCAAAGGTCTTTAACATAGCCGGAATCTGTACAGTTTGCGAATGGAACGCCTAACCATAAGCAATATTTAGCGTAGCCATCCCAGCATTGCCAGCCATACCAGCCATCAATATCAAACCCACGGCCTAATACTTCATCTTGAAATAGTTTTACTTTATCCATGTTTTTTACCTCAATTCTTCCAGGCGTCGTTTGCCGTTTTTACCGCGGATTCAATAAATGTATTTAACTGATCATTAGTTAAATAGATGTTATGAAGTTCAAGGCCTTCAATCAAGCTTGTTTTAGCGTGTTCTAGCTTATCCTTCCCGTGGATGTCTAGCTTATCCGCTACTTGTTCGGTAGCATTCACGGCGTTTCTAGCTAGGATTTCAACCACTTCAAGGGCTTTCTTCCCGCCTCGCGTTGTCAAGTAGTTTTTAACTGCATTAACAACAATACCAACAAGCACTACAAGAATGCTCATAGCCCCACTGGTTACAATTTCAGTAATTTGGTTCATCTATTTTTCCTCTTTAATTTCTAGGTCTAAAAACCGTTCAAAAAGCACTTTAATAGCGCCGTTCCCGCCTAATTCAATATAACTCTCATATAAGCGGGAAAGTTCTTCTATTTCATGCTGGTTAGTATGCCCTCTTTTAAGGGCGTTTTTCAAATTTTCTTGCAATCGAAAACGTTGCAAGCGTTGCAAACCTTTTCCGATAATAGATAGATTTTTCTGGTTATCTTCTCCAATACCCTCTACGTTCAAAACAGACTTTTCTAAATCGTCGATCTTATCAGAAAGATCTCTTAATTTCTGATCTGCTTCCTTCGTGGTTTGGGCGCTTTTGAAAGAAAAATAACTAGGAATTATCACAATCAAGGCCGGAGTCAGCTTGTCAAGTAATGCCAACAAGTCCAATTCCATCACCCCCCTTTAGTGTAAGTGATGGTTATTGTACCGGTTGCGTTTCTAGTTCATTTGATTTTTCGGGCTTTTCTTTTGGCTCGGTCCATTTCCAAATTCCAATTTTTCCATTTTTATCCAAATCTTCAAGCTGTTCCAAGGTTTCCCCTTTATAAGTAAAGGCTTGATTTACTTGGACCATGACGCGTTTTCCTTCTTGGAATTTTTCTACATGGTCCGGATTTTCAAGCGTGAAAATTTCCTGTGGTTGGTAAGTTTTGCCAGTTTGTCCAAGGTCAACCAATTCCAAACCACGTTTAAAGATAGTCGGATCTAGCGGATGATCTACGTCGGTTACCCGTGCCAATACCGCCCAATCTGCCACGGCTTTTACTTCAGCGATTTTAGCGTCTTTTTCAGCTAGTTTTTCTTCATAGCTTTCAGCTTGTTTGTGTAAATCTTCCTGAAGTTTCTTCACGCCTTCAGCTGGGTTTAACTCGGTTGAAACCTGTCCTAATACTGCTTTAATAAGCGCTTCATCTGTTTCACCCAGACGGTCCCCAATCAAAACACGTTCAAAAACTGTATAAGGGTTTTCTTGTCGAATCGCGACAAAAGTACGCCCTTTTTCTTGCAAATATTTGTTAATAACTTTAAATTCCATATAATTTTCTTATTCCTTTTCTAATTTGTTTGCTACTTCATCAAAAATATTTTTTAAATACTTATCAGATTCAAGAACTTTATTGATTTTTTCAAGCTGTGCTTGAACTTCTACAAGTTGTTTTTGTACCTCTACAAGTTTTTCCTGTGCTTCATCAAAAAAAATCTTATAGTTTGCGTATTCGATTGCCTTATTGGCTAGTTGTACTGCCAATTCATTGATAATTTTATCTGTCGTTTTCATAAACGCCCTTTCTAAATATTTGTCCGATAATATCCCGGCGCACCTAAATTGGCGCGTTTTAGGTGATCTTCGATCCCCTTGAAGTTTTTATCTATTAAATTAAATAAAGTAACTAAAGAGTTCCCTTTTAAGAAGATTTCTTTGCCGGCTACTAGTGCATTATCTAAAAATACATTATGCAACTTATCTAAATCCCGTGTTTCGGTGTTTAAAGAAACGCCTCCGCTTAGAGAATTATGAATAAAGTCTATGTTTCTACCATAAAATGTTATAGCGGTTTGTACGTTGTTACCCTGTCGCCCGTTCCAGATCTGAATCCCCGCAGAAGTGTGTTCAATCCCGGTTTGACCGTTACGGTTGCTCATAAGTTGCGTATAGGCACAAGGTACGCCGTTAATCGCACCTTGTCCAAAAATTAGAAATTGCATTGGTTTGCCTTCGAATCTGTTTCTAATTCCTACGGCTTCCTTATTCATTTCTAACCATCCGGTTTGAAGGTCAAAATCTGTAACGCCATTAAGTGATGATAATGTCCCACCTTTTATAATGTTAGCGGTCAAACCTTCAGTAGCTATGTTTTTAGTGTTAATATTAACGATCCGCGCCGTGTTAGCGTCAATTTCCTTGATGTGTGCCGTTTCAATTTGGGCGCGTCCAATCATCCCGCTTTTAATAACACCATCTTTAATATAGGTTTTTTCACCAATAGAAAGTAGGCCTTCATTGATTCTCACGGAACCATCCGGGTTTAAATTCATTTGGCCCAAAATGTCGCCCGCGCTGTTAAGGTTCCTGATTGAATAGGAACCGGCAAGCTGTGTAACTTGTGTCCGCGTTGCTTCCGCGGTTATTTTGGCTTTTTCAGCTTCTTCAACAACCCGAATAGCACGCGTTTGAGCGTTTTGAGCGCGTATTTGAGCGTTTTCTGCTTGTGTTTGAGCGCTTTCTGCTAGTTTTTTAGCCTCTTTTGTCTGTTTGTAGGCGTCGTCAAATTGGCTCGGTTTATAAGTTCCGGTTCTGCTACCTCGTACCAAAATAGGTTCCTTAAACTCGATCCAACCATTTTTAGCAAGGTAAATATAAAATGGAAAGTTTACATCTTCACCAAAAGCAAAATCTTCCTGAACCGTGAAAGTCCGTTGAAACTCATACCATTCCTCGGAAGCCTGACTATTAGGCGTTCCAATATCAGCACTTAATAAAAGTTTATTCAACCCGTGGTTTTTGATATTAAAAGCAAAGGTGTTATCAAGTTTTGAAAGTATACGATACTTGAAACCTAAAGTATAAGTTTCATCTTGATAAATCTTTTTAACGTAAATTGGCAAAGAAAAACCTGACCAATTATAGCCGGTTAGTCCTTCCGCTTTAATCGTAAAAATACCGTTATCTACTGAAATATTGGCTTTAGGGTTGCTGTTTCCAATAAGTGTGTGCTTATCCATTGTCATGGAATTAACAATCAAGTTATTATCATCAGTGACATACTTCCCTACCTCGGTTCTGAAAATTTGACTAGACATAACAAGCCGGGAAACCTTATCAGGCGCCCCGGTTTCAGACGTCCCCAAAATTCTTTCATAGAGTTTATTGCTTTCAGTCAGTTTATTAAACTCTACGTTTTGTCTAATAATTTTCCTTTCAGTTTCTTCCGTCTTTGTATTTAAACGGGAAAGGTCGTCATTCGTGCTTCTTTCAAAACCATCAAAACTTTGTTTGGTTACAAATTCAGTCTTGATATTTTGCAATACTTTGTTATAGATAACCCCGGAATCTGTTTCTTTCAGGGTTTCCGTTACCTTTTTAGTCAGGTCTTGACTTTCTAAAACCTGTTTTTTAATCTGCTCGGAAAGTCTAGCGGTGTCTGGAATGGTACCGGCTTTCTTTAAAGCTTCTTCAGCTTTTTGGTTTGCTGTTTGGATTGCTTGGTCAGTCGTTTGTTTCAGTTCATTAAATTTCTGATCAATTTTCTCCCTTAGACTTACTTCATTGTAAGTTCTTAGGATTTCTTCCCACGCTTCACCCGTCCAGCGTTGCATGATGGTATGGCCTTCATGCTCTGGATCCGGCTTGTACCAAATATCATTAATCAATACTTTTTTAGGGTATTTTTTAACAGGATCCTCTACGCTATACCAGTTAGTGTTATAACCATCCGCGGATCTGACAAAATCAGGCAAGTTCTTGACAAAGCTGTTAAATTCATTGTTAATAAAATCTTCTACGGCTTTATCCGCTACACTTTGAATTTTTGAGTTCGCGCTTTCACTTATCTGGTCGCCTAACTTGATGTCACTAGATTTATTGTTTAAGCGGTTGAAAGTAATTTCAAAAATCCGTGTATCATAGTCTAGTTTTTTATCATGCCGGACAACTCGGATAGTGTCCCCGATTTTAACACCCTTCAGATAAACGCTTGACGTTTTCAATGTTAATTGTGGACGGGACGCATTAACTAAGGCTTGGTAAGTCAGTTTTATTAATTCATTAGGGTTTTCTTCCTCATTAAAATCAACAAAACCAATCTTGGCCCTCATGGTTCCATCCGCGTTTTTGATCCCGTAACGTTTAGTCATTTCCGGATCTTCTAGGTATCTTTGGCCCAGCGGTTTATCTAGCGGGTTCCCTTTAGCCTTGGACCATACCACACTTTCAAAGGTAATCTTTCTTCCGTAGCCGTCCGCGGTCTTTTCGCTTTCTTCAGCGCTAGAAACTTGTTCACCTTTTCCACGGCCCACCAAAGCCGTGTAAATGTTGGTCCTTTCAATTTCTTTTAAAATCTCCAGGGCGTTATGGCCGTAAACTACGCGTTTCCCAGTAGCTTCACCGATTCTCTTTTTAAAATCAATATACCGGGCGCCAATTCCGTTCCCGTTCATTTCCACAAAAAACTGCATTTCCAAGCCCCAAACCTTACAGATTTTTTTAAGGGCGTCAAATACAGAAATATAGTAGAAATTAGTGCTACGGTTGATTGTTTCAGCAACAAAACGGGCGCGCCAGTTTGTATTTTTCAAAAGGTCATTAATGACTGCTTCAGCACGCATATTATTAGGGCGCTTGTCAAAGACCGGGGTTTTTCTTAGTTCTTCAATTCCGGACTGTACACCCGTAAAGGTCGTAATATCGCCTACTGTTTTCTTTTGAGCAATATAAAAGTAGTGGTATTGATGGCTATTTTCCATTGATTGGATGGCCATATATTCCACTTGTTCGAAATCATCATCATTTAGCGCCTTTGTCTCAACCGTCAAGCGATCTGAAACATAGTTTTCAGTGGTCAATGAATAAGTCTGAAGGGCTGTTTTAACCGCTTTTCGATTTACGATTTTAACAAGCTTTTCTTTTTCATCAAAAAGATAAATCATGCTCTTTCATCCCTCCAAACTACCTTCTTAACCGTCGCATTAACCGCGGTTATTGTGTCACCGTTCCGGACTGTAAAATTCTCTAGCGGACTGAACCGCTCCAACTCGCTTAGAATATTCCGGCCACCAAACGTAATTTTGATTTCATCCGGATCAAAAGAAATAATAATATCTTTACCGGGTGTGTAGGTCCCGGCAAAAGAAAGCACCTTGGACCCATTCAAAATTTGAAGTTGGTTTGTGGTCTTGGTTGGTGTAACCGTGATAGATTCTGGTAACACTTCCACCGCGTCCACCAAAGAAATAGGCCCCGTTGAATTTTGGGGCCGTTTTTTCTTGTAACCATCCGGAATCAGCAAGTTGAACTTACTAACAATACTTAGGCTTGTTTCTTCAAAACTATCCGCCCCGTTGAAATAACCGTAGTAAATGTATTCCGGTTCATCCTGGAAAGAAATTTCAAGGAATCCGCTAGAGGCGTGTTTCCTTAGAATTTTATTTAGTTTAGCGAACTTGTCCCGCATTTGGGCGCTGGTGTCTGCTTTAAGCTGGTATTTGATTTCTAGGGTTCTTTCTTGATCTGAAAAATCATCAACCCAAACACCGCGCCGGCCAGGGACTTTTGTAGTAGAAACATTCTGTCCCAATAATCCCCGGCCTGTAACTGTTAAATGTCGATAGCCCTCAATTAAATTATTGAGTGGTTGACCATTAATTAGTAGGTTATCACTAGGCTCAAAGGTAGCAACTTCCTGATCTAATTTTCCTAAACTAGTATAGTTATACATACTTCATCACCTTTCTAATAACTTCCTAAAATTAATTCCATTTCTTGTTCGCGTGTAATGTCGTTTGTGAATGCTCGGTAAGTCGTGCTTCCTAGTTTTAAGGTAATATCTGCCGGCTGTTGGTTGACTGTTAAGATTCCACCGTCAAAATTAATGTTAGGGTCATAAGCGGTCAAGCTTCCTAAAGCGCCTTCTACTGTGCTTAGTTCATCTTGGAATACACCAGACAAATCTTTATCAGCAAAAGCATTAATAGCGCCTTGTGCCATGCCACCAACTGACTTAGCTACATTTTCTGCCTTGCTATCTACCCCGTTAATGTAACCTTGGTCGGTATATACCCCAAATTGTTTGAATACACGGGAAGGCGATTTAATACCAAGCAAGTTTTTGGCCCAATCAATAGCCCCGCCAATAGCGTCACCTACTGCATTAATCAAGTTACCCGCAAAGTTCTTAACACCGTCAACAAAACCGTTAATTAAGTCACCACCAGCAGAAATCGCATTACCTACAAAGTCTTTAGCGCCTGAAATAGCATTAGAAAAAGCGTCGGTTACAGCAGAAACAATATTAGAACCGGCTTCTTGAACCGCACTTACTGCTTTATTCCATCCGTCTGAAATACTTGAAAAAATATCATTCATGAAATTTCCGATTGAAGAAGTAATATCGTTCCAAACGTTTGAAATGCTTGAAAAAATATTATTCAATGTGTCGGAAATAAATGAACTAATATTATTCCAAATTTCGGAAAGGGTGCTAAAAATTCCGTTCATGGTATCAGAAATGAAACTACTGATATTAGTCCAGATTTCTTCAGCCGTTCCTTTAACCCCGTTCCAAATATTGTTCCAGGTTTCTGAAATAGTATTTAAAACATTCTGGATAGTTTCCCAAACACTATTGATAAGATTAGAAACAGTTTCATAAATTGCGTTCCAAACCGTGCTTACTACCTCGGAAATTGTATTCCAAATTGTGTTCCAAAGGTCTGAAATGAAAGTAAGGGTATTATTAATAACATCACTTACTAACTGGATGGACGTTTGGACAAGGTTACAAATAAAGTCCCAAATAGGGCCAACAACCGCCATTATCACATTCCAAATAGCTGTCCAAATCTCTTTTAGAAGCTCCAATCCGGTTTGGATGATGGTAATTAAACCTTGGATAGCTATCCCAATAGCGGTTTTAATACCTTCCCAAATCGTATTAACAATTTCTTTGATGGTTTCCCAAGCCCCGGACCAGTCTCCATTGATGATCTGCATGATTAGCTTGATAATGCCTAAAATGACATTCAAACCAGTTTCAATTACATTTTTAACAAGGTCCCAAACAGTTTGAACTATCGGAACTATCGCATTCCAACCCGCTTCGATAATAGGCGCTACTGCATTAACGACGGTTTCCACCACCGTTTTTATAGCGTTCCAAATTGTTTCAGCGGTTTGTAGAATTAAAGCGTGGTTTTCATTCCACCATGAAACCAAAGTCCCGAAAATCTTTTTAACAAAGTTCACCACTTCAGTGATAGCACCGGAAACAGTCTTAGAAACAGTTTGAAAAGCGGAATTAACCTTATCCCTAAATTCTTCACTTGAATTATACAAGCCCACCAAACCGGCCACGAATAACGCGATAAGGCCAATTACTACCCAAACAGGGCCACTAATAGCACCAAGGGCGCTACCAATCGAACCAAACACGCCGGAAACGGCTGTACCGCTAGCGGTTGCACTTTGGAAACCGGTAATTAGGGCGGAAACACCGCTTGAAACCTTGCTTACAATTCCAACAATTCCACCTACTACCTTAGTAATGGTACCTACTACCGTAAGAATTGGACCAGCAGAAACCACAATCGCGCCAATCCACTTCTGCCAAGGTTCAAGTGGTAAGTTGTCCCAGATAGTACCTAAAACGCGTACAATATTATCCTTGAATGTGATTATGGAATCTTTTAGGTTTTCCATCAAGGTTTTTATATCCGCGTTTTTCTGACCAAGCCCCGCTACCAAGTTTTGGGCGGAAGCTTTCATAGATTCAAAGGATCCTGCCACCGTTTCGCTTGCTTCTTTGGCCGTCGTTCCAGTGATTCCCATTCGTTCTTGTGTAACGTGGATGGCTTGTATAAGCTTATCGAACGGAATATCCTTCACGTTTTTGGCCGTAGCCTTGAAACTATCACCCATTACGCCGGATTCATTAACCAGACGGGCCATTTCTTCTTGCGTACCACCGTAACCAAGTTTCAAGTTATCTAGCATGGTATAGTTGTCTTTTGCAAAGCCCTGATAAGCGTTCTGAATGTCCTGGATATTCGTCCCAAACTTGTTTGCATTATCCGCCATATCCACGATAGCCATATCAGCATATTTTGAAGCTTGGACGGTATCACCACCAAGCCCCTGTAACAAACTAGCAGAAAAGGAAGTAACTTGCTCCATGTATTTCACACCTGAAATACCAGCCCGCTTATATGCTGTTTCTGAATTTTTGATAACAGTCCCAGCGGAATCTTTAAAAAGTGTTTCAACCCCGCCCAAGGCTTGTTCTAGCCCTGCGAAAGACTTGATAACACCACCGATAGCACCGGCTACGGGCAAAGTAAAACCGGCTGTCATTCCGGCCCCTACTTTTAACATGGAATCGCCTACACTATTAATTGAACCGCTTAGTTTTTCAAGGCTTGAACCAGTCTGATTTTTTAAACTAGCAAGGGAGGCTTGGGCCTCTTTCAAACCACTTTTAAAATCTGAAACGTTCGCTTTTAGTATAGCCGTTACATCAAAATTTGCTCCCATTAATTACCTCCTTTCTTTCTCATTTGATTGATCATCCTATTTCTTTTGGCCATATCCATTTTTCTAGTTGGTACGGCTGTTTCAATAGGTTTATTTTTTTGAAAAATCCTATCAAATTCTTTTTGATGGTCGTAAAATTCATTGAAATTCTTAAACGCTGGACGGGTTGACTTACCGCGTCCCTTTTGCGCCTTAACTGACTGATTAAACCAAGCCTGGATAGCAGAATTTAAACGCTTGTCCTCTTGTTGGATAGCGTAAGCAATGTTATATATTTCAAATTCTTCTAGCGTTGTCCGCATTGCCTCTTTAAAGGTCATATTATGCCGGGCAATAAGTAACGCTAGCGCTTCATCATAACCGATATTAGAACTTGACCCTTGCTGTTGCCCTACTCCGCTAGGTTCATTGCCTTTTTGAGTAGGGGTGACGCTTTTAACTCGTTCATGATTTCCTCAATGGTCTGATCATACTTTTCTTCAATGATTAGATCTTCAAGGAATTTTTCAATAGCGTCATTTGATGGTTTTTGGGCTTCCGTAACAGTCGCGGACTTAATCAAGTCAATCAATGCCAAAGGGTCATTCATTGCGCGTCCGGCGTTGAACATAGCCATAGCGCCATAACCTGTTTTCATCCCCTCCATCTCAACCGAATGAAGCTTATTCATCTCACGCAAGAAACCAATCCCAAAGCGTAAAGTATAGTCTTTTCCACCAATATTTAAAATCATGTTTGTTTTTCTCCTTCAAAAAAAATTAAAAAAATAAGGGGCTTTAATAAGCCCCTGAAAAATTAAGCTGGTAACCCTGTACCTTCGCCCTCTTTAGCCAAAGTATGGTATTCATACTGTGCCTTATTAATAGCGGATTTTTGGCTTTCTGTGAGTGTATCTGTACTGATTACACCATTACCATCAATCGCCATCTCATAGGTCAATTCAACCTTATCATCTGCCGGCGCAGAAATTTCAAAGTTTTTGAAGAATCCTTGGTAATATTCCACGTCATATTTTTCCTTACCTTGATCTTCGCGCTTGCTTGCTAGGTCCACGATCCAAACTTCAATCTTATCAGTATTGCGGAACCATTGGCGCATTTCCTTCCACATATTAACCGTGTCTTTATCTTCACGGTAAGCAAGTGAAGTAAATTCGCCTGAAGTTTCACCATCTGAAACAGAGTTCACAACTCCATCCTTGGTTTTTGTGGTTTCTACTTCTTTTTCAGCGTTCAAAGTTAATTCCGTTTGGAATCTTACTTTTCCGGCGTCTTGTTTCTTTTGGTCCTTAACGCGTCGGAAAAACGCGATATAGTCTTTTCCTTGAATTAATTCAGCCATTAGTTATTTTTTTCTCCTTCTTAGTATAGGTATAAAAAACGTCCAGGACCACATGAAGCAAAGGCCGGACGTCTGTATTATCTGGTATGATCTGTTTATTTGTGTTAGTGTGCTGTAAGTGATATTCCCACTTCCCGGAAATATTCTTGACATTCGTTTCTAAATAGGCTGTTATATCGTCCAAAATAGCCCGCTGTGAACGTTCAGCGTAAATGTGGACCGTTTGACCCACCTCGCCCCAAAGGTCGTTATTTGGGCTTTCTAGGGCGTTATTTTCACCTATATAGATAAAGGGGTATTGTGTCCCGGCTTCGGGCAAAAAGTCAAAGGTTTTCTCCTTTGCTTCCGCCATCTGATAAATCAATCTGAATAATTCATGGTTTGGCGTCATTTAAAAACCCCCTTCATTACGTTGGTCATATCTTCCTGAAATTGTGGTTGAACTTCCTGGATCATTGGACGCATGAACGGCGTCCCTGGTTGAAAACGGGTACCGTATTCCTGATAACCGGAATATCCAGCTTCAGCGTGTATATGTGCTTCCATGCCCTGGTAATTCGTTGTTATGTGATTCTTTAAAAAGCTTGTATCTACCGGCGCTTTTCTCTTTGCAACTGCCTTGCCACGTTCGCCATTGTTTTTCAAAACTTCTAAAGATTGTTTAACAGCGTTTGGATGAGCGTTTGAGATCGTCATTGTCAGCTTTTCAATCCCGTGCCATTTAACTTTAACGCCCAAAAGGTCCTACTTTCTTCAACCGTACAGCCCCTTTAATTGGCGTGTCGATTGCTTCGATAGGTTCATAGGTGTCACGATTAAAAACGGCTTGTGTAAATGGTGCTTGTTCCTGCTGGAATCGGCAAGAGATAATTACATCTGTCCGGTTCCCGTACAGTTCAAACACCTTTGATTGACTGACTTTATTAACCAAGCAAGGGACCGTAACGGTTTTTCTTGCTTGTGTTTCATATTCATCCTTTTCCGGATTATATTTCTTACGCCCCCCACAAATTAGGATAATTCTGTGTGGTGTCTTCATAGGAAAAACACCTTTCCGCGTTCCCGTTGCGTACCGTCTAGGCCAAAGTCTTTGTTAAGAATGGCCATATATGGTTTGAATAGGTTATCCCAGTCTTGATAAGTCACGGAATAACCATCAACCGTTTCAGACGTTACACCCTCGGAACCTTTCCGGCCATAAAGCTTATACACCACGTTTTCAATCATGAAATTGTACTTACTGTTAATTTCAAGTGTCCCGGTAAGTCCTTTAAAATAACTTTCAGCGTCGTCCACTAAATCTTTCAACAAATCATTTTCATAGTTGTCGGAAGGGTCGATACCCAACCGACGTTTAATTTTTGCTAGTTGGGCTTCTTCCATCTTTTATTCCCCTTCGATAGTTTGGGCCAAAGCTACTAGATCCGCTTTTTTGGCGTCCGCTTCATATTCTACGCCCGCTTTTTCTAGCAACTCTTTCAATTCTGCCACTTTCAATTTTTCAAGTGGTTTTTCTTCAGTTTCTTCAGCCGGTGCTTCTTCCTCGGTTGGTGCTGGTGCTGGTGTTTCTTCACCCTTAACGCCCAATACACCCTTACCGATTAATTCAGCAATTCGATCCTTGGAAACTTCAAAACCTTTACGGGGAAAAATGTCCCCTTCTTCATAAAAGCGGTTATTATCTTTTGTGTCGATAATATTTCGGGTCACAATATAGGTCATTAGTTACCCCTTTCTAATTGATTAGATATTTTCAGCGCTAGCAGTCAACTTAGCGAACGCGTTCGCTTTAGTAACCATTACAGCGATATCCATAGTTACGCGAACCGCTACCATTTCTTGTTCAAACAAGTTGATAGGCGTTCCATCTTGGTTCTTCATGGTTGAAATTTGACCTTCTTCGGAGATCTTGAAATTGATATTATAAGGTACACCATAAATTAAGCTGTTAAAGTCACCGGCCAAAAGGTCGCCTTTCTTGAATTGTTTAGATTTCAAATCCACGGTAGTGATACCGTCAATGGTATTGTTCGCCTTGTCGTAAATTGTTTTCTTGTCGCCGTCGCGTGATTCACGCAATGCAGAACGGTTTTGAATTTTAGAAACAAAGGCATTAGGGTTAATGTCCGCTTCATAAAGCTTATCTTCCAATTTAAGAAGGTTTTCATAGTTGATAGGACCAACAACAACCTGACTAGAATCTTTAGCGGACTTAGCTACTGAATTAGCGAAAGGCGTTTCATGTCCTAAAAGTCCAGCTTCATCAATCTTAGTATAGAAGGCTTCCACGATCTGCGGTTTCATATCTTCAAAGAATTTTTCCCATGTATAGTTCAATGCCTCACGGGAAGCAACTAGGATAATACCCAATTTGTGAGCTTTAAGAGAAACTGGAACCACTTCAGGTTTGTCGGTCTTGATTTTTTCTGTTTCATTCACCCAGTAAGCAGATACGCCATCTGTTTGAACGTAAACAGTTTTTTCTTGCAAACCGTCCATTTCGTGGTACTGTCCAAGTTGCATTACTACTGAATTTTCAGCGACATCTTTCATAATGATATCTGTCATTTTTTTAGTAAAAGTTCCATCTTTCTTTTCTGAAACTAGGACTTTTTCAGGGTTAAAAGTTTGTACTGTCATATTTTAAATTTCTCCTTTAAGGTAATTATTTAATGATCCGGGAATCTCGGAAGATATCCCCTCTATTTGATTTTTCGGACCCTCTAAAATCTGATGAAACTCTAGGAGGTTCCGATTGTGAGTATTCAGCCTTGATCTCGCTGATAATGCTTTCAAGGTCTGAAATAGCTTGTAAAGTACCTTCGGCGGTATCTTTAACAACAAAAGAAATCACTTTATCATTAACCGGAAGTTTCCGGCTAGAAAGTGTTTTAATAGCTTCATCTGTCAATTCTCGCTTAGTTTGTTCTTTCTCAAGCCCAGCGATCTTATCAAGTAAAGCTTGTTTTTCTGCTTCAGCTTCCTTACGTCGGTACTCTTCTAACTCTTTCCCGGTAAGTTCGCTTTCTGCCTTGTATTTTTCCAAGGCTTTGGCAATCGCTTCCGCTGTATCTTTGGAATGTTTATCTTCCATTGATTTCAACCGGCGTTGCATTTCGGCCACTGATACCATCTTTTCTGGTTCCTGTGTCGGATTGCTAGCTTGTTCCTCAACTGTTTCCGGTGATTGTGGATCAATCGCCTGTGGTGTTTGTTCTTCTGCCATTATTAGGCTCCTTTCTACGCTTGACGGGCAACCTCCCCGAACTCATGCAACTTTTAACGTCTTCAGCACGGTTTGGACAAGCAAAAAACCGTATGGAATCCCGTACGGTTTATAGTGATTTATTCAACTTTTTCGTAAGTTTCTGCAAAAATATCAGGCTTACATGGATAAAATTCGCCTTGTACACCCTTGATAATGTAATCACCTTCAGTCGCAATTATCACCCCTTCAAGTGTTTCTATTTTTAAAATTGGATTATCTAAATCAGCATAATCAATTCGGACTGGATCTAATCCTAATTCTGACAATTTTAAAATTGATTCTTCAGTGTCTACAAACTGAACAGCCTCAATCACTACGGGCTTCTTTCTGTATTTCATCTTTCGTCCTCATCATTTAGTTTAAAATCGTTTAAGGTGCTACCACCCTTTTTATATTTCAGTTCAATGTGTCCATAACCCGAACACCTGCAATTTGGGTGCATAGGGTACATATTCACGCCTTTTTCCAATTCATCAACCGGAAAGGCCTTGCCGTCCAAAGGCGCGCATATCTCGCACGCTCCTGGTTCTGCTACAAAAATAAAATGTGTGAACTCATTAGCCACTAACATTTCTTTTTGAGTGTCCGCATTGATCCGGGCTATTTCTGTTTTAATCAACCTTTCAGCATTTGCCTGACTAGTACCATATTTCTTAGCAAGTCTTTTCCGTTCTTCCTTGTAACCCATCATATCCGTGTAAATACGATTAAGGGAAGCAAACACATCTTTTTGTAGGGCTTGCTGTAAGCCTGTCTTACCCCAGACACGGCTTGAAAAAGATTCACCGTAGAAATCAGCGTCTAAAATCGCTTCTAGGCGTTTTTTCACTCCTTTGGAAGAATTACCCAAAATTCCCGCTTGTCGCTCAAATTCGCTTAGTATTTCGCTTCTACGGGCCTGATCAAACATTTCATAGGTTTCAGCCGTCAAATTCTGAATTTCAAGATCTAATTCAGCCTTTAAGAGTTCCAGCCGGCTTACTTTCATCTTTAAGTTGTAAACTCTCAACCATTCATTAGTAGCCGGGCTGAAATCTTTTTCCTTGACTGCTTTATAAGCCTTACGATTGAACTTAGTAACGTCCATTTGGTCAGCTCGTTTCATGGCTTCCTGTTTAGTTAAGCCCTCACGGCCCGCATAATTGATATAAAACCGGTCTATCTTCCCTTGTAAGCGGTCATAAGATTCCTGGTAAATTTCAACCAAGGCCCTTTCACGGTCCAAATCTCGTTTCATTAGGGCGCTTTGGGCCTTACGTTCGGCGTTGTATCTCTTATTGTCCGCTATCTTCAAGTTCATCCGTGATACCTACGCTTTTCGCTCTTTCAAAATCGCTAGCGCCTTCCTCTTTCTTGATACGGTCTATTTCCGTTTCATAGTCGGTAAAGCTTGCGTTATTAAGTAGGGTTTCTTGTGATACTTCCCCGCCCGCTTCAATGTAAGCTTTTATTTCCGTCCAAACATCTTGTGGTAAGTTCGGGTGGAAAGTGAAGGTCAGCTTGTCAGCTTCAATTTTAGGACCATTTACGGCCTTATGAATGTTACTGATCAACTCATACCGCCGACGCAATGCCTTAGTAAAGTAGGTTTCTTTGTCTTTGCGTACCTGTTCCAGTCCAATCATCTTATAAAGTAAGGCAATTCCGGACTGTGTGGAATTGAAACGATCATCATCAAGGTTAGGAATACGACTGAAGCGGTGAATATCATTCGCCAAACGGTTTTTATAAGCTTCCGTGCCTTGTACGTCGTATTGCTTATAAATATACCCGGCGTCTGCTGTCGTTTGTTGACCGTTCGCACTAATTCCCGTTTGAAGTAGTAGCGTATTAGCGTCCTTCATTTTGGCCACGTTGTCAGCCGTTGCCCCGATAGCGTCCAAATCACCCTTAATTAATAACATGGCGTCATTCAAATCACTCATGTAATTCGCGGTGTCTGATTCGCTAGCGTCGTAAGCGTCAATTAGGGAGATTTCACTTTCATAATCACCCATTCTATAACGATTGTTCCACCATTCAACCACCGGAATATCGTTGTAATTGTGTTTAGTGATTTCATCAACCACCAAAGCGGGCGAATCGTATGAAAACGGCTTATAGGTGATTGCTTGATCTTTGGTGTAAAAGGTCATGTTTACCTTGCCATTATAAACGGGCAAGTGAACGGCCCCGATTATATTTTGTTCAACTGTTAAGTCACGAATAACAAACATTTCAAGCGGACTAATCAAAACTACCCGGTCCATATTATCCCGGTCACGGAAATGATACTCATAAGCCCGGCCATAAACTGAAGCGTCAAAGGCTAGATCATTATTCAGGGCGTTAATGTCGTTATTCCATTCAATTTCTTTGATTGTCTGAAGCTGGTCTTTGTTTCCGCCTTCCATGATTCCCACGGTAACGGGGTTACCGATAACGTATGAAGTAGCAAAGCTAGAAATATAACCACCCCAGCGGTGTCTTACGCGGTAATCAGCTTTCTCTTTATCCAGCCGACGTTTTCCGT